GTATATGGAAGTTACTGCTACTAAGTTAGGGTTTGCCATTTTCTTCTCCTATATTATCCAAAGACTAAAGCCATAGCAATAGCTTTACCTGTTGTAGCTTTTGTATCAAGCTGGGTTTGTATGTTGGAAGTTACTCCATCACTAAAGTTTAATTCTGCTGCTGTCGATGTTACATTTGTACCACCTATATCAAGTGTAGTCATTGAGACTTCACCTGCTACTGTTAATACCCCATCAGCAAGAGTCATTAAATCTGTATCGTCTGTATGACCTATTGTTGTACCATTAACTATTACATTATCAACTGTAAGCGTTGTAAGCGTACCAAGACTTGTAATGTTTGATTGAGCTGCACCGGTAACTGTTGCTGCAGTTCCTGAAGCGTTTCCTGTTACGTTACCTGTAAGTGCTCCTGCAAAAGCTGTTGCTGTAAGTATACCTGAACTTGGATTATATGTCAAGCCTGTATCACTTTCAGCACCCTGAGAGCCTGTAGCTCCGTCTACAAATATTGGGTAGACAGTTTCATCTGTACTGTTATTTGCAGATACTGTAATATTATCTGCTGTTCCTGTAGTGTCTTGGTTTAATGTTCCAACTGTAAAGTCTAAAGTACCGTCACCATCTTCATAAGTTACTGTAATACCTGATTCAGTATTACTTGATACCATAGCTCCTACAGTATCTTGTATCACTTCTGATAAATCTATATTAGCTGTACCATCAAAAGATACACCATGTATAGTCCTAGCTGTAGCCAGTGCTGTTGCAGTAGCTGCTAAACCTGTTGTATCTTGGTTAAGTGTGCCGATTACAAAGTCTAAAGTATTATCTGTATCATCGTAAGTAACTGTAATATTTGTTTCAGTATTACTTGATACCATTGCACCAACTGTATCAGATATAGTTTCAGCTAGAGTTGTACCATTAACTGTTATAGCATCTGCTTCTAATGTACCATCAATATCAACATTTCCAGAAATGTCTAAAGTAGCAGCTATTAATTCACCACCGATAGTTAAGTTTCCAGAGCTAGGATTATAACTTAATCCAGTGTCTGTTTCTGCTCCTTGAGAACCAGTAGCCCCATCAACAAAGATAGGATACACAGTTTCGTCTGTAGAGTTATTAGCCGAAACGGTTATGTTATCAGCAGTACCTGTTGTATCTTGATTTAGTGTACCAATTACAAAGTCTAATGTGTTATCAGAGTCATCATAAGTAACTGTTATGTTTGTTTCAGTGTTAGAGCTAACCATAGCTCCTACAGTATCACTAATTGTTTCTGCTAATGTTACACCAGCTATGGTAATTGCATCGGCTTCTAAAGTTCCGTCAATGTCTGCATCACCACTAATATCTAGGGTAGCAGCATCAAGTTCTCCAGAGATTGTGATGTTTCTACCACCAGTAATATCTTTGTTAGCATCAGTAATAATAGCTTTACTAGCTATAACAGTTCCGTTAGTTATGCCATCTATAAGGTTTATATCGGCTGCACTAGCTGTTACACCATCTAAAATATTTAACTCTGCTGCAGTACTTGTAACACCATCAAGTATATTAAGTTCAGCAGCAGTAGATGTTACTCCATCTAATATGTTTAGTTCTGCAGCAGTTGCTGTAATGGCTGTACCATTAAAGTTAATAGCATCTGCATAAAGAGTACCATCAAAGTATCCGTCTTTAAACTCTAAAGAGCTAGTACCTAAATCTATATCGTTATCTGTAACAGGTACAATAGCACCATCGGCTATGTATAACTGTTGTACAGGACTGCTTGATACTTCTACATAAAACTCAATGTAGTTATTTGAGGTATCTATTAATACTTTATTGTTTGGAGAAGTTTCTCCTGCATCTCCAATCAATCCTATAACTGGTCCTTCAGCAGCAGTACCATCATGTGCGTGACCTGATGTATTGCTAAAAGCATTTAAAATTTGATTGTATTCGTTATTGAATAGTGCAGCAGTTATTGTGTCTCCATCTGAAAACGAACTCTGTCTTATGTACCCTGCCATTTGTTTATCTCCTACCTGAAGGTATAAAATCTATATATAAACCATTTATCTTGTATGGTGGTTTTGTATCCTCTGTAACAACTGTAAAGTTATTACTTGTACCACTTCCTTGTACTGGTATTCTTATCATAGGTGCTGCAGTACCACCAAACACTGTTGAGTTAAACACTGCATCGCCAAAGATTGCAGGTGGATTAACTGTACCAAAAGAAAAATCACTTGTTGGTTGTGGAATATCTTGACTGTTAAAGTCGTATTTAATTTGTAGTGCTGGAGTTACAACTCCTTCGGCTGAACAAGAAACTCTAACGTAGTGTAAAGTTTTTAAAGTTCCTAAGTCTCCGTAGTCATAGTCTGGTGTGGCATATCTAGCAAGTATGTTAGACCCATTAAAGTCGTCACCTGAATCGTGTACAAGCACATAGCCATCAGTATCACCGTGAAAATATTTTTCAACACCATCGTTATTAAATCCAGCTCCTATNCTGGTTACTTCTATTCCTTTTGTTTCTGACCACTCAAACCCGTTTGGTCTAAGTGTTCCTATAATTCCTTTTTGTTGTGCATTGATAACACCTGTATTTGTATAAAATAATCTATACTGAGACTTTTCTCTAATAACAACACTTGATATTACAAACTTATCAATGTTTTCTGCTAGACTTGTAATAATAGGTTGGATAGCTTTACTAACTGTACCCAACTCAACGTCTCCAATTCTTGCAGTACCAGCAACCGTTCTTAGTCCATCTGGTGCTAAAAATATAAGGTCACCACCTATCTCTTGAATACTGTATCCTGATAGACAACCAATGTTTTTTGCCACTGGAATAACTACTGCTGTACCGTTTATATCTTGTAGCTTGAATATACTGTTTCTACAAAATATAAAAAGTTCATTACGGAAACTTTTAATCCCTACTATTTGGTCTGACAAGGTTATAGAACCTGAACCAGTACCGTTAAAAGTTGTAGGGTCTAATAATGTACTATAAAAAACTGTACTAAGATTATCTTCAACACCTGCAACAATTAAATGTTTATCGTGTATTTCAGAGTGTGTTGCAAACTTAGTACTTGTTACAGTAATTTCACCACTAAAGTATGTTCTAGTATTAATATTAGAACCTGTACCCTCCATTCTAAAATAGTAAGGTTTGTTAGCTCCATCACAAATTACTAACAGTCCATAATCATATGTAGGTCCTTCAAATAATGAAAAGCTAATTTTGCCTTGTCCTGTTCTAGTCAGTGTACTACGACCTGTAAAGGCTGTGTAGTTATCTCCACTTGCATCTACAGAACTTCTGCTTATGTTTAACCAACTTGTACCGTCTTGACTAAAGAATATTCCTGTCGATGCACAAGCTACAACACCATCTCCATAAGGTATTACCCCATGAATAGTATCAGCACTACCGCTTACTAAAGCAGCACTACCAGCTCCTAGTCTACTAAAACCATTTATACGTCTATAACCACCTTCGATAGAAACTTCAAAGTTACTAAGGTCTGTAGCTACACCGGGAGTTTTAAGTAAGTCAATCTGATTAGAAGCTTTGACTAAACCACCGGCACATGCAACTGTATAAGGTTGTGATGTTGCCATAAATTAAAAGTACTTTCTATCGTCTGTCATAGTACGAGGAGTAGGATTAATCAAATTAGATTTCATGCTTCTCAATGCTTTCTTGTAATCATCCATAGCAAACGCTGCTTGTTGTGGAGATTCTTTAAACTGCCATACATAATATCTTGTTCTAGCAGTTATGACATTCGTATATTGTTCGGGAAAGACAACTGTATCTCCGTGTGCTGATAAAGCTGTAGGTTTGTCAAATGCATAAAAATGTACATTGTACACTTTATCAGGAATTGGACTTAATCCAAACTTTCTACCATCTGGTGATTTAATTACANTTNTTGGCTCACCATAGTTTTGTGTGTTTGCATCGTCTTCGTTTTCGCTGTCTCTATAATATCTTTTCCAATCAGCTAAGTTTAAAAACTTTAATCCTTTTGAGACATAAGGAGCTGATTCACCACTAACATTAATAGTGGTTAAATAAAAATCATCCCAGTCTATCGAAGCGTAATCATCTTTAACACTTGAACTACTTGCTTTTAACTCGTACCATCGAGTACCAGCTACTGTAGCTACGGTTACGTTTCCATAGAAGGGGTCAGTTTCACCACTTTGACCTACTGTAAAAAATGGTAACTGTGGTTCTTCATTTGCTATATCGAATATAGACTTGTTGATAGCATCTTTTGTAAACTGCTGAAGTCCTACAGCACTTGAAAAGTTTGCAGACGTAAGAGGTATCTCATTGAGTTCTCTTAGTACTTCGTTAGTTAAACCTAGATATGTTGTTGCCATTATTTACCTTTAGCTTTTAGTTTTGCTTTTTTACTTAAATCTTTAAAGTGATAAAGTCGTACACTTGTTTTAGTATGAGTTTTGTTAGAATGTAAATGTCCGTTAGGCATTTTATGA